CAGCAACTTCGCCTGATGTGCCTCACTGCATTCTTTGATAGCGCTCGCCACCAGCTCGGCTTCCGTTCTGGCGTTACTGAGTCCATGCTTTCTGGCGATCTCAATGGGCATAGCGGCGACGATTGCCCCCGACAGTTGCATGATGTATGAGGTGTATTTTTCCGAACCACCTTCGTTTTTCAGATACCGGAATAAATTCTGCTTGTTGACCGCGATACCGCGGCCCCCTTCCTTCGCCCACTGCTCAGCCACCATCTGAGCGATTTTCTCCTGCGCCTGGCCGGGCAAAGTGGATTCCCACTCCCGAACTGCAACCTGTATTGAACGGTGCTTAAAGCTATCTCGCCGATGCGCCATAAATTGATTTTGAGTTTTCAGCGGTCCGGCCAGGCGTTGGTTATGATGTTGATATGTAGCTGACTGCATGATTAAGCCTCCTTCTGAGGTAAACCATCTGTTGCGTTGGGATAGAGGTCTGGACGTAATTCATGCGGGGTGACTTCCCAATCCAAAGCTCTGCATGCGTTTAAAACTTCTGTGCTTGCTACCTGAGTACGGAACCAGACAGATACAGTCTGCGAGTTTTTACCTAAGCGGCGAGCCAGTTCTGTTTGGCTGCCACACAGCGAAATAATTTTTTGTTGAATGTGTTCTTTCATGCTTCCTCCCAATTTATGAATCACATGATTGATAAATAATTTATCAGTGTCAAGAAACTTAATCAATCACATCTGATAAGAAAGTTTGTATGCTTGCTTATGGGTTTGATTTGGATACGAACATGAACTTCGAAGAAAGACTGTTACGAGCTCTTGATGAAGCCGGGATATCTCAATCTGAGCTGGGCCGCAGAGTGGGGGTAAACTCACAAACGGTTAGTAACTGGTGCAATACAGGTAATTTTCCTCGCAAGGAAAAGTTGGTTTTATTCCCGGAAGCATTAGGTAAGCCACTGTATTGGTTCTTTTTATCTGATGAAGAAGAGGCGCATCTTAAGGCAACCAGCGAAAGCAAAACGGTACTGAACGAGAAACAAGCTGCGTTGTTGGAAGTTTTTGATCAGTTACCTGAAGTTGAACAAACCAGGTTCATACAGCTGGCCAGCGACCGCCTCGAAGAGCTCGATAAATTTATGGCTGAATTTCTCAGCAAAAGGAAGATTGAGCCCGCTCCAACCAAAGACTGATAAAGAACACTCTAAGGGCCGCATTTAGCGGCCTTTTTTTGACCCTGGCATCTCCTCTATCCCCTTCAAAAATCATCATTGCAATTATATATGTCATTTCAATATTGACCTTTGACATATTTATTTGTAGTCTGAATTTAGAAAATCAGTCATCAAGGCAGGACGCCCATGAAGTAGCTGCCGGCGGCATACGAAACACCGGATGAGATGGCAAGACAATCGCGCAGCAGGTTTACCGTTCCGCCAGCCTGGCGTTAAAGGCACACAGGAGTTAACCATGATCGATTTCGCACGCAAAAGAGCTGGCTGCCAAGCCGTTCGCTTAAATCTGTTTGAAGTTCTGGTTCGTAAGCTTTGCTACTTACTGGCCCAAAAAGGCAATCCAGAGCTAAAAGCATAAGCTCGTTCTTTGCCCTGATCGTTACCGTCTGTGCCCTCACCGGGGAATGCTCAGACATCATGCTCGGTGTATACAAAACCGAATCTGGCTGTGATGCAGCTGCCAAAGAGCAGCACATTAAAGGAGAGTGTTACCCGTACAAATCGGCTGACGACCAACAGCCAGCTTTCAAATTTTAATCGAGTTGTGACTAATGGCTGCTACCAGCCCCTAAAAGCACAAAACCCGCGCAAGGCGGGTTAAGTACCCGGTCAGCCGACCAAAGCTTTCCGGAATCGAGTTTTGACCAATGACCACTACCCAAGGCGGCAATCACTAGCTGCGGGTATCTTACAACCAAAATTAAGGACCCGATATGGAATTCTTTCATTTAATCAAGGCAACGCAGAAATCCGGCAAAGAAGATGCCGTTATCTGGTTCACGGCTAAATCAGAAGCACGAGCCAATTTGCAGCTGGATGTTGAGCTGGAAGATGCTGGTATTGAAACTGGCCGGGGCAAGGATTATAGCAAGCCTGTACGTACCGATTTTCCGGTTTATGGCGACCTGCCTGAAGAAAGTACAGTTGATTACTCATGGTGCAAACGCTATGTACTGGACGAGGACCAGCGAACTTGGAAAGTTAAACAACAGACAGAAAAAGCCCCAGAGGACACTTCAACGCTGACTGAAAATACGAATACTGATTCCAGTGTTGCGAATACACCTGTACTTACCACAGTAGCTACGTTGCCGTTGCGACAGCGCATCCTGGCGCAGTTTATAACGGATGAATACGCCTATCACATCGACGCTGAACAAAAGAGAGTGATCCAACAACTCGAAATGAATGTGGATAACAGCTATGTCCAGAACATGTTATTGGCGGCTGAAAATGTTGATCCATTCAAAACAGCGACAGAATATGACATATCCAAAGTAATTGATGATCTTAAAATCATCTTCCCTGTTGATGGAAAGCGCAGTGAGCTTTCAGTAGTGATCCAGTTCTTCAAGGCCTGGTTTGGTACAGACCACATTGACCGCGGGTTGCTTGTAAAAGAATGGGCCAAAGGCAATCGCGTTGCAGAAATACAGCGTACTGAAAGCGGTACGAATGCTGGCGGAGGCAACAAAACCGACAGAAACCCTGACCTTAAACATGATCTCGACACTCTCGATTTAGAGATTGCGCTGGCGACGTTACCAATGGATTTCAACATTTATGATATCCCAGGTGGTGTTTTCCGTCGGGCAAAAGAGATTGTTAGTAAAAAAGAAAGTCCGTTCAAGGAATGGTCTAAAGCCCTTCGTGCAACCCCGGGAGTTTTGGATTACTCGCGTGCGGCTATCTTTGCACTTATCCGTAGCGCTCACACAGAGCATTACCTGTATCCGGCACGTCTCAGCGGATTCATTAACGCAAACCTGACTGAAAGCAATCATTCTGCTCCATCAGACGAAACTCTTGCGGCTTCGCGCCATAACCCTGAGGTGAGCTGGGCAAACGAGATAGTGACTGATTCTGCTTTTGAAACTGGCGGTCAGAATGAAGATGCACAAGTCGACGGCGGCACACTGCCGGTTCTCGAAAAAGTTGGTAATGGTATTTTTTCTATTGAAGGGCTGGCCACCAGCAACGCTGTAATCGACCAACAAAATACCGCGGCGGAGTACGTTGATAATGTGCAGATGGAAGAAACTGGCAATGATGAAACCACGGACGGTACTGCGTTATCAGAAGGCACGGAAAAAACTATCTCAAGCGCAAGCGCTACTGAAACTTATAGCAGCACAACTGCCATAAATAATGATTCCGGTCATCATAATCATATTGAGCCTGAAATCCTCTACACACACCTTATGATCGATATTGAAGCTTTTGGTAAAAAAGCTGATTCACCAGTCGTATCTATCGGGGCCGTGTTCTTTGATCCATCTACAGGTAATACCGGATCGGAATTTTACAAAGTTATTAGCCTGGAATCTGCCATGGCCAGCGGCGGTGTTCCGGATGCATCTACCATAATCTTCTGGCTAAAAGCTTCGCCCGAAGCGCGCTCTGAGTTGGTAATGGATGACGCTATTCCGCTCGATGATGCATTACTGCAGCTAAATGAATTTATAGGCGAGAATGCGGTTAACGGCCCTGATTCTGTTCAGGTCTGGGGTAATGGTGCCACTTATGACAATGTCCTGCTTGAGGCATCTTATGACCGTACGGGCATCCCCTGCCCATGGAAATTCTGGAATAACCGGGATGTAAGAACCATTGTCGAGTTAGGTAAAGCCGTTGGCTGCAAGCCTCGCTATGAGATCCCATTTGAGGGAGAACCTCACAAGGCTATTTCGGATGCTCTTCATCAGGTCAAGTACGTGTCAGCAATCTGGCAGCGTCTGACTGAACACTGATTTTTTAATTTCAGAAAATGGCTCTGATATGGGCCATTATGAGGTAAATCACATGCTTCAAATGCTGACTTTAGAAGAATGGGCTGCGGAAAAATACCGGAGTAATCCTCCAAGTCTGAATACTTTACGCCGATACGCTAAAGAGAGCATGTTCACTCCCCCGGCCACCAAAGAAGGAAGATACTGGCGGGTAAGAGAAGATGCCGAGATTACAGGTAATTTAACCCAGCCCGTTATTAAAA